TAATTCAAGAAACGTAGCATTAGCTACAACAACAAATATCACGACAAGTTACGCTGGTGAGTTTGCTGGTGAGTACATCGCTGCAGCTCTTCTAAGCGCATCAACTATTGATGACGGTGGTTTGACTGTAAAGGCTAACATCTCGTTTAAAGAAGTAATCAAGAAGCTGGCAACTGGTAACCTAGTAAGCCCTGCATCTTGTGATTTTGCGCCAAACAGTTCTGTTACACTTACTGAAAGAATCATTCAGCCAGTTGAGCTACAAGTAAATTTACAATTATGTAAATATGACTTTGTAAACGATTGGGAAAGTCAATCAATGGGCTACGGTTTAGGTCAATCTTTGCCGCCAATGTTCTCTGATTTTATGATTGCTCACGTTGCGGCTGAAGTAGCTCAAAATACTGAGTTCTGTATTTGGCAAGGTGACACAACTGCGGCAAATAATAACTCGTTTGACGGTTTTGAAAAACTAATCGCAACAGCAGCAGCAGCAGGAGATATTCCAGCAGCTCAACAAGTAACAGCAGCGACACTTTCAGCAGCAAATATCATTACTGAATTAAGTAAGGTTGTAGATGCAATTCCAGCAGCACTTTACGGTAAAGAAGATTTGTTCCTTTACATTGGTTCAGCAGCCGCTAAATTCTATGTTCAAGCTCTTGGTGGTTTTGCCGCTCAAGGATTGGGAGCAAATGGAGTTCAAGGACTTGGAACCCAGTGGTGGAATAACGGAAGTTTAACCGTGAACGGTGTGAAGATATTTGTATGCCCAGGAATGAAGGCTAACAAGATGTATGCTGCTCAACGTTCTAACTTGTATTTCGGTACTGGTTTGTTGAATGATACTAATGCTGTTAAGGTTTTAGATATGACTGATTTAGATGCTTCGAACAACGTGAGAATGGTAATGCGTTTCACAAGTGCTGTTCAATTTGGTGTTGCTTCTGACTTGGTTGAGTACGCTTAATTAATTAATAATCAATAGAAAGGGGTGGGTGGTATTAATCCTCTCACCCCTTTTTTTTTAATCAATAAAAAATAAAATTATGGCTTGTGCATTAACAAAAGGGAGACTGCTTCCCTGTAAAGCTGCTTTCGGTGGCATAAAAGCGGTATATCTCGCGGATTTTGGTGACATACAATCACTTGCTTTTGCGGCTGACACCTTCATTGCAACAATTACAGGAGCAGGAGGCTTGACTTGGGCTAAATATGATTTAAAGGGAAACAGTAGTTTAGAAACCACCGTGACAAGTTCGCGTGAAAACGGTACTACATTCTACACTCAGACTCTTAATATGACGTTAACCTTCTTAGATGCGGTAACTCAAAATCAATTACAAATAGTTGCTCTTGGCCGTCCTTACGCAGTTGTTGAAGATTACTATGGTAATTTCTTCCTATGTGGTTATGAGAACGGTATGGAAGTCACAGGTGGTACAGTTGTTACAGGAGCAGCGGCTGGCGACCTTAGTGGTTTCACGTTGACTATGGAAGGAATGGAAGAAAAAGCACCGTTCTTTACAGCAGTTCCTACGCCTATAACGGCATCACCAATTAACCCTACGTTAAGCGCACCTCCAGCGGTAACTTAATAGAGTTAATTCATTATAAATTAAGCCTCCGTAATTGGGGGCTTTTTTTTTGATTTTATATTTTCTACAAAATGACATTTTTTTTACGTTATATAAGAGTATGATAATATTAACTACCTCAACAACGGCACAAACCATATCGGTAATACCTAGACAGTATGATGATAGCGATTTTTCAATGTCTATACGTGACGACAGTACCAACGTCACAGTAGTATATCAAAACAAGACAGGAACAACAGTAGGCAACTACCTACAATTTGCTCAAGCCTTTTTCCCTGTATTAGTTGAGGCTCATTTCTATGACCTATATTTATACGTTGATTATGATTTTTGGAATACAAATAACAGCTTTTGGAACTTGTATGATATTTTATGGCAAATAGACGGTAATTACAAAGAAGACATTTTTAGAGATAGAATTTTTTGTACAGACCAAGACATTGACCAACTAAACGATAATGACCATTACGAATTAAATAAAGGTCAATTCACTACATACAAAGGATTTGATAATACCTATATAGTACGATGAAAAACACACAATTGAGAAACGATAAAGGCCAATTTAAAAAAGCATCTAAGGTATCAGAGTTTGGCTTTGTAAATCTTAGTACATATACCAGCCCTGAAATCAAAGAGGTAAAAGGTGAAGATTATATTGAGTATGGTTTTGACAATAATTATTTTCAATATTTAATTGACAGGTATAATGGCAGCCCTACTAATAACGCTGCTATTAATGGAATCAGTCAGGCTATTTATGGAAAAGGGTTAAACGCTACAAATGCAAATCGTAAGCCCAATGAGTACGCTCAGATGATTTCTTTGTTTAAAAAGGATGTTGTTAGAAAATTGTGTTATGACCTTAAGTTAATGGGCCAATGTGCTGTTCAAGTAATTTATTCTAAGGATAGAAGTAAAATTGCTCAACTAGAACATATGCCTATTGAAACATTAAGAGCAGAAAAAGCCAATGAAGAAGGTGACATACCTGCTTATTACTATTTCAAAGACTGGCCAAACATAAAAAGAAGTGACAACCCATTGAGGATACCAGCTTATGGCACTTCAAAGGAGAATATTGAGATATACTACATTAAACCATATAAATCAGGCTTTTATTATTATAGCCCTGTTGATTATCAAGGTGGTTTACAATACGCTGAACTAGAGGAAGAGGTTTCAAATTACCATTTGAACAATATAATGAATGGTCTTGCGCCTTCAATGCTCATAAACTTCAATAACGGTACACCAAATCAAGAGGAACGACAGTTAATTGAGACTAAGATTGCTCAGAAGTTCTCAGGAACGAGTAACGCAGGTAAGTTTATACTAGCCTTTAACGATAACAAGGAAAGTCAAGCAGAAATCACCCCTGTGCAATTGAGCGATGCTCATAATCAATACCAGTTCTTATCAGAGGAGGCTACTAAAAAAATAATGGTTGCTCACCGTATTGTTTCGCCTATGCTTTTAGGTATTAAAGACTCAACGGGATTAGGTAATAACGCTGAAGAAATTAAGACCGCATCATTATTAATGGACAACACCGTTATAAGACCTTTTCAAGAGCTTTTAATTGATGCTTTCGATAATATACTAGCTTACAATGAAATTGCCTTAAACCTATACTTTACGACCTTACAGCCGCTAGAATTTACTGAGGTAGATAAAGAGCTGCAAGACAAGGAAGATATTGAAGAAGAAACTGGTGTTGAAATGCAAAAGTTATCTCTTAAAACAATAGACGGTCAAGAAGCATACAACACAAAAGAAGAAGCCATAGCAAAAGCTGAAGCTGACGGTTGTGGTGGGTATCACGAAATGGAAATTGAAGGCGTTATTTATTTTATGCCTTGTGAAAAACATAATGTAGACTTAGAAGGTCCGTGTTGGGATGGATATGAGCAAATAGGAATGAAAGACGACGGTGGAAGGTTAGTACCTAACTGCGTTCCCTTATCTACTGAATTATCTAGTGACAACACGGAGGTATTACTGGGTGCGTTAGGTAAATCAGGAACTCAAATGGGTGACGAATGGGTTGTGGTTGATGAGCTAGACGAAGACTCAAAATATAGTAACGAAGATTGGGCTGCTTATCTAATAAATGAAAAAGCAGAAACAACACTTTCAAAAATTAAAACGCTTGTAGGGTTAAAAGATTTTGTAACCTCAAAAAACAAAGGTTCGGCTTATAGCGATTTAGACTCAAAGAACGGTCTATATAAAATTAGATACAAATACGCAACGGGAATGTCTCAATCAGGCAAGTCAAGAGATTTTTGTAAAAATATGATGGCTATGAGTAGCGCTGGTACTGTATGGCGTATTGAGGATATTGACAAGGCTAGTAATTTTGAAGATGTTAATGTAGAATTTAGGCACAAACCTAGTATGCGCTACAACATCTTTGAATTAAAAGGAGGCATCTATTGTAAGCATAAATGGGTAAGGGTTTTATATAGGCTTGAAAGCAAAACTGAGGCATCTAAAAACCTCAAGAACTACAAGAAAACTAGAACCATACCTGCATACGCCTTAAGAAATCCTAGAGGCTCAAAAAAAGCTGGAATAGCAACAGACAAACAATCAGGCAGAGGAGCTTACCCAAAATAATTAGACAATGGCAACAGTATTATTTATAGACAGAACTGATTTAGTTCGTAACTCTATTATCGACGGAAATGTTGATACGGACAAATTTATGCAGTTTGTTCGCTTGGCTCAGGAAATTCATATACAGAACTACTTAGGTACTAAGATGTATGAAGGCTTATCGGCTGCATTATTAGATGGCATTGATAAAGCTGCTAACGCACGTTGGAAACTACTACTAGACGATTATGTTGTGCCGATGCAAATATGGTTTAGTCAAGTTGATTATATACCCTTTGCTAGTTATCAAATACGCAACGGAGGTATGTTTAAACACCGCTCAGAAAACGCTGACACCGTTTCAAAAGAAGAAGTCGATTACCTAGTAGAAAAAGCAAGAACAAATGCTGAATGGTACTCTAGAAGGTTTATTGACTATATGTCTTTTAACCAAACCCTGTTTCCTGAATATACCAGTAATTCAAATGACGATATTTACCCTTCTTACAACGCAACATTTAACGGATGGGTGCTGTAAAATACAAGGTTAAAAAAATAAACATTCAAAAGCTAAAGGTCTTTTTAAAAAAGATTGAAACTAATAAAACAAAAAATTCAACGAATGGCAACTCTATTTAATACCAAAATCTCTGCAACGTATACTGGCCTTTTTAAGACTATTGACAATGCTGTTCTTTCAGCTTCTTTAAAAGAGCTTACTGATGGGTCTGGTAATCAATCAGGCTTATTCCTAAACACGGCAGGTGATTTTAAGGTCACAAGCGTACTAGAATGGGGTTCGTTAAAAGACACAGGAACAGGGGTGACAATTACCCAGTTTGTAACGGCGGCAAATGG